GGATATGGGCGACATCAGGGCGGCCCAGCAGATGAAAGATAAAATTTCAGCTTGCTTTTTTGGGGTTAGCTACGACTCTGATGTTAATGCAGATAAACTCCTTGATGAAAACGGTAACCAAATAATCGGAGTTAATTTTGATGAAATTGAGCCTGGCGCAATTGAGCATCTCCCACCAGGTCGAGACTTCAAAGCATTCACCCCGCCAAGTTCCGGTGATTTTGTTAGCACCCATCGTGAGTACGCTCACGCCGTAGCAGCAGCTTACGAGATTACTTACGAATCAATGACGGGTGATTTGTCAAACGTCAATTATTCGAGCTTTAGGGGCGGATGGCTTGAGTTTAGTAGGCGAATTGCTTACTTGCGAGGGAAGGTTTCCATCCCCGGAATGCTGGCGCCGGTGTGTGAGTGGCACGACGAATTGGCTCGGATGGTTGGCCTGCTGAAAGGGCCAATGAGCTGGACCCATACCCCGCCGCGTCGGGAGATGATCGATCCAACCAAGGAAATTCCAGCGCTGATTTTGGCTGTGAGGGCTGGGTTTATGAGCTTGTCAGAAGTACAGCTATCATTTGGTTATGTACCAGAGGAAGTAATTGAAGAGCTGAGCAGAGATATGCAAAGAGCCAGAGATGCCAGCCTAATCCTGAGTACAGATGCCGCGCCGGTTTCCAATGCTGGCGTAACCCAGGCTCGCCCAGCAGGATCTGCATTCACCAACTCGGCGCCTGACCCTGGAGCAGAAGAAGGCAGCAGCGATCCGCCGGACTGATGGCGCTGACCGCTTAAACTACCCTCAGCATCTGAGCATCAATGGCCCCAGGAGTAACCGTTAAAGCCGCCGCCACTGCCCCAGTGTTGCGGCTCTATGGCGAAGTCGGGGTTGACGTGTTGGTTGACGACGTGGCCCGAGCGCTGGACGCTGCAGGGGGGCGTGATGTTGAGATTCACCTGTTTTCACCTGGCGGCGCGGCAGCCGAAGGGATTGCAATCCATAACGTGTTGGCGGCTTACAAGGGCAGAAAGGATTATGTGGTGGATGGCTTGGTGGCATCTGCCGGCTCGATTGTCCCAATGGCCATCAGCAAGGCCAAGGGTGATCGCCGCTTGATGCCAAGCAACGCCCTGCTGATGATCCATAACTGCTGGGGCGGATCGGTTGGAGACGCCGATTCGATGGATGCCGCGGCGGCCATGCTGCGCGTGCACTCCCAGGTTTATTCCACCACCTATGCCAAGGCATCAGGCCAATCGGTCGAACAGATTTTGGAATGGATGGGCGCGGCGCAGGGGGGTGGTACCTGGTTTACCGCCGAAGCGGCCCTGGCGGCTGGCCTGATTGATGCAGTGATCGACCCGGTAGACGTGCGTGCCAGCGTCCCGGCTCTGCCTGCGGGGCGATTCCCTAACCCTCCAGGGTGGGTGTCTAAGGCCCTGGCGTCAATGGTTAGAATAGAATCAGGAGATCACCCTGAACACTCCCGAGCTGAACACATGCCCACGCAAGATCAGGCCGGGAGCGCACCGGCCGCCGTCACCGAAGCGCCTCCCGTGGTTGCTTCTACCGAAGCTGCCCCTGTTGCCCTTGCAGTAGTGCAAGCCGCCGTAAGCCCCGTTGCCTCAACCGCTGTTGCGGATTCCGTGGCTCTTGCCAATGCACAGCGCGAAATTGAAATCCGCCGTTGCGCGGCCGAGGCCAATATCGCTCCTATCGCGGTGCAAGCCATGGTTGACAGCGGTAAGCCGTTTGCTGATGTTGCCCTCGAAATTGTGAAGGCCCACGCCGGCCCGCTTGAAACCGTCGCCAGCAAGGCGGGCCACCCTGCCCGCCTCCAGGTCACCCGCGACGCGGGGGACACTGTGATGGCCGGCATTGGGGACATGCTGTACGCACGGATCAATCCTCTGGCCCAGATCTCTGACGTTGGCCAAGAGTATCGAGGTTATTCCTTGATGGAATGCGTAAGGGCCTATGCCAACTCGCGGGGCATAAGCACTGTGGGTAGGTCTAAAAATGAGCTAGTGGCCATGGCCATGCACAGCACTAGCGATTTTCCATTGCTGTTTTCTAATCTAGCAGGCAAATCTTTAACTCAATTCTACGAAGAAGAGCCTCATACCTGGAAGGGGCTTGCACGCCAACGAAATTTACCAGATTTCAAAAGAGCAAGCGATTTAACTATTGCCGCCGATCTTACGCCAGAGCTTACGCCTGAAGGCGGCGAATACAAAACAGGCACTCTGAAGGAAGCAGAAGCTACCTGGAGGCTGTTTACATATACCAAAAAAATTGTAATTTCTCGGCAAGCAATTATCAATGATGATTTGTCTGCCTTGGAGCGAACTCCTGAATTTTTAGGCCGTGGGTTTCGTCGCTTGGAATCCAATCTTATATGGGCAATGATCACTGGCGATGCCACTGTATCGGTAGACGGTCTTGCATTGTTTAATGCAGCTCACAATAACACCGGCACAGGCGCCATTGGTATTGCCGGTGTAAACGCAGCCCGAAAGGCAATGCGAAAGCAAAAAGATATAAGCAACGTTACGGTTAATTTGACCCCTGAGTTTATGATTGTTCCATCAGATCTAGAAGCAACTGCCGAGCAATTTCTCTATCCTGATGGTTACGCTCCTGCTGCGTTGACTGGAAACTCTGGGCCCAATCCCTACGCAAGGAAGATGCAATTAATAGTTGAGCCACGTCTTGATGGTTCCGCAACGCAATGGTATGCAGCCGCTGGCCCAACTAGAACGCCTGGCATGGTGTGGGGTTACCTGGCAGACGAGCCTGGTCCTACCATTACATCAGAGCCCGAAAGGGATCCTGATGGCCTGAAGCTGCTGGCTCGTTCTGATTTTGGTTGCGCCATTGAGGATTTCCGTTTTATTTATCGCAGCTCTGGCGCATGATTTTAACCATTGCGCTTTAGCTTTAATGTTTAACTTTCCCCAATTCCATTAAAAACAATGCAAGGACCTATTCAAGAAGGAAAAATCCTATCCATTGCCGCTCCTTACGTTGTCGCCTCTGGTGGCGGCGCGTTGGTTGGCGCTTTGTTTGGTGTTGCCGTAACCGCTTTAGCCAGTGGGGAGGTTGGCAGCTTCATGCTTGAAGGAGTTCACGAACTTCCTAAGGCCACTGGCGCCACCGCCAGCCTTTACGCCAAGGCGTATTGGAATGACACCAACAAGAACGTGACAGCCAGCGCCAGCGGCAACACCCTTATCGGTGTGTTTGTGCCAATTGGATCCCAGTCTGCCGCTTACGCTTCTGGCGCTACGTTGGCCCACGTCCGCCTTAACGGCGCCTTCTGATGAGCTGGGCCCGCCTGTCAGCTGATGCAGATCGGGCGGCCCTGGATTTCATGGGCGGCGTCAGCGTAATTGCTGGCGCCGTTACTGGCCGTGGTTTTTTGGAGGAAAACAAAGAGCTGGTCTTTGATGATGGAGTGGAGGTTGTCCCATGGCTACTAAAGATCAGAACCGCAGAATTTGGCCATCTTGACTATAACCATTCTCTTGTAGTTGATGGCATTGCATTTAAGGCAACAAGGCCGCCAGAGCCACTGCCCGGTAGCGAGCCTAGGGCGCTGAGCTGGAGCATGGTGAGGCTAGCCCGCACCGCCACCGCATCCATCCCCCTAGTTTCCCGCCTCCTCCGCACCGGCTCCGGCCAGTTGCTGGTTACCGGCTCCGGCCGTTCGCTGCAAACCCAGCCGTCCTAAGCCATGACCCAAACACCGCTCACGATTTCCCAACTGCCAGACCTGGGCAGCGTCCAGGGCAGCGACCGCCTGGTGTTGGACCGCATCGGCGCGGCGGTAACGGCCGGGGCGTTTGTTGTTGGGCAAGCGTATCAAATTATCAGCGTAGGCAATACCTCTTTCACGGCAATTGGCGCCGAATCAAATACAGTTGGTGCTTATTTTGTAGCCACTGGTGCTGGCACTGGCACCGGCACGGCGGGGCCGATCAATACCCGGAATGCAGCGGTCTCAGCGGTGGCGGCGATTTTAGGGGTTGGCCCCCAGGGTCCTGAGGGGCCAACCGGGCCGCCAGGCGCTAGCGGGGCTACGGGAGCGGCAGGACCTCAAGGCCCAGCAGGCCCTGCAGGCCCAGCAGGCCCGCAGGGGTCAACGGGTGCGACGGGGGCCGCAGGTGCTGCCTCGACGGTTCCGGGGCCAACTGGGCCTGCAGGGCCTGCTGGGCCGGCGGGTGCTGCGTCAACGGTTCCTGGCCCGATTGGACCGCAGGGCCCTCAGGGCCCTACCGGCGCAACGGGCAGTAGCGCCTACCAGGCGGCCGTGGCTGGCGGTTTTTCAGGGACCGAAGCACAATGGCTGGCGTCTTTGGTTGGCCCGCAGGGGCCTCAAGGGGTGACCGGGCCTCAGGGCCCTGCAGGCCCGCAGGGGTCAACGGGTGCGACGGGGGCGACGGGTGCCACCGGCGCGACAGGCCCCCAGGGGCCTGAGGGGCCGGCAGGGCTTGCCCCATCTGAGTCACTGGTGGTAGAACTCAGCGGCACCCAGGCCGACCCAACCGCAGCAACCGCAGTTGAGCGGTTTAGGTTTCCCTGGCCTGCACAAATCCTGGCGTC